CCCATCGCAACAAATACAAGTCCGATGAAAAATATGGGACACTTCTCTGAACTTAAAAATAACTTATTTCACGTTAGATATGATGTTAGATCAACGCCAAACGGTAAGAAAGCTTTTGTAATACATGAAATTCAATCAGATGCAAATCAAAGTATTGCAAAGTCTTTAACAGCTAAAGAAGCATTTGGCCCTAATGTTAGATATAATCCTTTTCAAAAAGAAATTGAAACAAGATTACTTGTAGAGCAAAGAAATAAATTATTACAAAACGTAGATAATTTTACTACTGCTGATGTAGCTGCATTACAAACTGTAAATAAACAAATTGCAAAACTTGGTGGAGCAAAAGCAAGAGGAAAAGATTATTATCCTTTATTAGACTCAGATGCATATGGAGACTATGCATTAAAGTATTTATTAAATAAAGCGGCTAAAGAGAAAGTAGATTTTGTTGCTGTCATGCCATTTGATAAATTACATTTTAGACAAGGTTACAAAGCTGGTAATGAAAGATTTTATGGTTATGCTAGTGGTAAGGGTATAAACAAAAAAGGTAAATCAGTAATGGCAGATCTTATGAAAAAAACAGCTAAATTCCAAGATTCAAATGCTGGACCCATAAAAATATCCTTATCAGATCCTAAAAAAATATATAAAGAAATTAAGACAGAAACGTTTAAATATCCTAGAGGACACCCGTTAGTCGGGAAAGAGGTAAAGAGTGTTTTTCACAATGAAGCTCACGGTTCACAGATAGATAAAGGATTAAGATCAATAACGCCTGATAACCCTAATTTGTATTTTGATGCTTTTGCTGTTGAGGTTAAACCTGGGATGGCTTATACTCAAAAACTATACAAACGAGAGGGAGGGCTTGTAGTGGATATATTTAAACCTCTATGTTAATTTAAGTTATGGCTATAGAAAAAGAAAATCAAGAACAAATTGAAGAAGAAGTAAAGGTTGATACCCCACAGGAACAGCCTGAAGGCTTACCACCTGAAGTGATGATTGAGGGCCAAGAGCCGGTAGTCGAGAATCTAGAAGAAGAATTCTCAGCTAATTTAGCCGATGACATGGATGAAAGAATCCTTAAAAGTCTTGGATCAGAATTATTATCTGAATACAAAAAAGATAGAACTTCAAGAAAAGATTGGGAGGATGCTTATATTAAAGGTTTAGATTTATTAGGCACAAATTATACAGAGCAATCAAAACCATTTAAAGGAGCTTCCGGTGTCACTCATCCTTTACTTGCTGAATCAGTAACACAATTCCAAGCATCAGCTTACAAAGAACTATTACCTAGCGATGGTCCGGTAAGAACATCAGTTGTGGGTTTAAGAACACCGGCCACCGAACAACAAGCACAGAGAGTCAAAGAATATATGAACTATCTTCTTATGGAGAGAATGGAAGACTATACAACTGATATGGATCAAATGTTATTTTATCTTCCTCTATCAGGCTCTACATTTAAAAAAATATATTATGATGAATTTTTACAAAGACCTTGTTCTAAATTTATTCCAGCAGAAGATTTAGTTGTTCCTTACTATGCATCTGATTTAAAAGATGCAGGAAGAATAACTCACGTCATCAAAATGACTGAGAATGATATTAACAAAAAAATGGCTGCTGGATTTTATAGAGATATTGATTTACCAAAACCACAACAGAAAAAAGATGAAGTGCAAGACGCTATCAATAAGTTAGATGGTATGAAAGATACATATTCAGATTATATTTATAATATTTTAGAAATGCATGTAGATTTAAATTTAGATGACTACGAAAACTTTGATAAAAAAATTAAAAAAGGAATAAAAATACCTTACATCGTTACACTTGATGAGGGTTCTGGTGAAATATTATCCATTTATAGAAACTACAGTGCTGATGATCCTAACTTCACAAGG